CATTACCAGTAACAGTCGCATTCGCTGTTAATCCAGCAGTAGTTACTAAAGCGCCTGCAGCAATAGTTTGTGTGTTATTTGCATCCGCATCTACTTCATTAAATAATCCATCTGGATCTGCAGCTGTAGTTCCACCAGCACCATCTGAGTGTGCTAAACAACCAATGTCAACAGTAGGGTTTGTTCCACCTGTTGCAACAGCTCTTGTAGTTATAGAAATTGGAATTGCACCTTTAGGTAAAATCAAATCTTCACCTGTAGTTGCAGAAGTTCCTATTTTTACGTTAGTTGTTCCATCTGTGTTTGCAGCGGTAACTGGGTTAAAAGAAAACATTACTGAAAGTACTGCTACTCCCGGTGATGCGTCGCCTTTATTAGTTCCACCATAACTTCTTATCTTTCCTTGAAAAGATGTTTTTGTTTGTGCCATGATATATTCCTCCTAGTATAAAAGAATACCGTCTCTAGGCTAGTCGACTATACGCGTCGATATTCTTTGTTAAGTATAGTGTGATAAATATACAATAGTTTTTAGTAGAGTGCAAGAGAGCTTATAGTGCGGAGAGTGTTTTCCAACGATGTAGCTTTTTACTAAGTAGCTACAGAAACTTGTGGAGCTGCGTCTTCAACGCTATTCTGCCTGTGGGCAATAGCTGCTTCTTCCAGCTTAATGTCAGTAATGACTTTTTTAACTTTGTCATCAATTCTGACCATCTCAAGAGTGTATCTGCCATTATCCAGATGCTCCTGTTCCCACTTCAACTCCAAGGACCTTTTTTGTTTGTATAGGTCTTGTATCATCAATAACCTCCTCATAAGTTATTCGATTTATCTCGTTATTATAGTTGTTTCCGAGATACTCCCATTTTATACTCTTTTCTCCTAGCTTGTCAATGCTCAATATTAAATTTTGCATGATGGTCATATGCCCAAATATTTATGCGAGTTTTTTTCATTTACACACCTTTATATGTAATAAAGGGGCCGTTTTAAGGCGGCCCCTAAATATTTAATTATTATGCAGTCCCTGGTGAACCAAAGATACCTCTAGGGTCAGAGAAACCAAATACGTATCTCTCTCTAGCTTTGTATCTAACGTTGCCAGTATCAAAGTCACCTTCCATAGTAGTTTTGATAGGTGATCTGTTGAAATGTTTTAGACCATTAGGCACATCTGTTTTGATAAAGAATGCATCAGGATCAGTTAAGTAATGGTTTACAGTATAACCTTCTGGAACCATTCCCATGTTCTTGATAGCATTGATATCATTATCAGCTGTTCCTACTCTACCTTCAGACTTCATAAGTCTGTCAGCAGTAAATTGCAATTGTGGTGGAATAATCATTTTCATTCCTCTAGCTGCAATTTTTAAGCCTCTTTCATCAGTGAAAGCAGAAATGTCAATTAAAGACTGCTCTAATGAAGTTTCATTTAAGTCAGCTGCAACCGCTAATTCATTTCTGAAAGTTCCAGAAAGAGTAGGGTGAGCATCACTTAATAAAGCAACTCCATCGCCGCCTGCGTATGTATTGTCAAATCCATTGTTCAATACTGCAGCGCCTTTAATTTGCTTAGTGCTTGCCATTGATCTTGCTAAAGCTTTTGTATATCTAGACGCAAGTCTGTCATACAAGTTATCTTCGATCGCTTCTTCAGTGATCGCAAATGCTAAAGCAATTGTTTTACTTCCTCTTCGAAAGCTCTGTCTGAAGTTTCAGTGTCGAAAATTTCTGCAGCTTCGTCCGCATATTGTCTGTACTCTAGTCCGAATAAAGCATTCAGACCAGGCTCTAGTTCTTTAACTAGTTGTGCTCTTGATATAGCCATAGTTATTTATCTCCTTATTCGCTATTAGTTGTATAGGTGAGAGGCTTTAGCGATCATAACAACGACATCACTGCCCTCGCTTGCATAATCGTTTTGACCTGGGATATTAGCACCTCTTATCAATGTAAACATTGAAGTAGTTGCTACTGTTGCAATAGAAAGTCTTTCGTCAGACATTCCACTGATACCAGTTGCCCCGTTATCACCTGTGTTATAGTTAAGACCAACATCATTTTGTTGCCAAGCTGCGTTAGCTCTCATATTGAATTCCTGGTTAGGATTGTCCAATACAAAAGCAGTTCCGTCACTTGAACCTGTGTTGTAATCTACCGCAAAGTTTGTTCCACTCGTTACTGAGTTTGCAAACGTCGGTTTTGATGTTCCTGCATCTATGTAGAAAGCACCATTAAAGACTCCTACTAATAGAGGGTCAGCACTGTTTTGCCAGCCTGCTCCACCACTATTGTCATCGTCTGTTGAATCGTAGGTAGCATCTTGAATATAACCTTTTTCAGCTGCCTGAGTTCCTGCATTTAGAGAAACCGGGTCGCCTTTGAAAATTGTATTAAAAGCTGCGCCTGCGTAATCATATAGCTTGTATTCAGATTGACCAGAAGTTGCAGGTGTTGAACCTACAGTCATTACTGCTCTACATCCGTATCCAGCTGTACTATCGTTAGCCATGTTTTATTTCCTTTTCTTAAGTGTACCTGCCCGTGAGGGCCTCCAGTACGGTTAACATTTATTTTGTTGGTAAGAAATTACTAAAAGATTATTTCTTTGAACCACCAAAAGTTACACGAGTCTGCCTTTCATTATTGATTGGCATACTTGGGTGCTGTTCCTTAAGAACATCGTTATTCACTGCTTCATCACGTTGCTTAGTTTGATCTTTATAATAAGCTTCACGTTGTTGCGCGATTTCTTCGGGTATCCTTGCCAGCACAAGGCCTCCTACTCCGATAACACCAGAATATTTTCCTGTTGGTCAGCTCTCACTAACTCCCATCCTTCTCTAAGTTTTCCTGATACATTTTTTGTATCGTCAAAACCTAGGACTTCAACTCTAATCCATCTGTGTCTGTACCCTTCGGGTGCAGGCGGTGCATCGAGTGATGAGGGTGGAGTCCAAGTTGTAGGTTTTTTAACCTTGTCTCTTGTTTGACTCGCACGAGAAGTTTTAATTGTTTCATTTTCCATATGCTTATGCTCCTTCCGTGATATTTAATTGTTTCGCATATTCTTCGAGTGGCACGCCTATTCTTTTAGCAATTGCTACCTGTGATGGCGAGAGTTTCACAGTTTTTTTGCGTCCAGTTGAGCTCGAACGTCTAGCTGAAGCTACATTCTGAGCAGGTTTTGCTCTTTTTGTAGTATTGTCTTCTACCTTATCAAATTTATGGGGAAATTCAACTCTTATTCTTGAATCAACTTCTTCATAATATTCGTCAGATTTAGGATCAAATCCTTCTTTTTCTACAAGCGTTTTATGTATATCAAACGCTGTATAAGTCATAGCAGTATCATTACCAAACCAAGGATTTTTAGCAGCCCACTCTTCGGCTTTAGGATCACTTTGTTGTGTTGGTTGTTGTTGCTGTGGAGTAACATTAACTTCTTTTTCTTTAGGTGCTGCTACTTCTCTAGCTTTTAAAGCATTAACTCTAGCAGATTCTACAGTTAAATTAGCTAACTGTTCTTGTGCTGCTATTTGTGCTTCAACATCTTGTGATTCAATCGCATTTTTAAGAGCTAGCTTGGCTGCTGCCATACTAGTCGTAACTCTGTTTTCAAATTCACTAACATAGTTTTTATCTAATTTAGATAATCTTTGTTCTGCTTGATTTTTTTGTTGAGTAACTGATTGAGCATATTGAACAGCTTCTTCTCGCTGTCTTTCTGCTTCTCTCATTTTACGAGTTAGTTTAGCAATTCTTTTTTGAACTCCTTCACTATATTCTTTTAACTCATCTTTTTCTTCAGGTTTTTTTTCTTCAAGTTTAACTTCTCTTTCATTTTCGTAAGTTTTATCTTGAGGTACCTGTTCAACTTCGATCTCTTCTTTTACTTCCTCTTGTTTGACCGCTTCTCCTTTTTCATCTAAATTAATTTCAGCTCCTTCAGTTTCACCTACATCGTTTAATATTCTCACCTCACCACCTTCTATTGGTAGTCTTGATCCTGCGTATCTTGCAAAGATCACCCAATCTCCTTTTTTACACCAAGGCTCACCAAATTTATCTTGCTTTATCTAAAGTTTCTTGGGAAAATAAAATTCCACCTTTTGTTTTATTTTTTGGTGTAAAAGGTAAAACTAAAATTCTATAACCAGAGGGTTCTGGTAATTCATCAACCGTATCTTGTCCTATATTATCAGGATTTAAAGGTTCTGGTTCTGGGGCTGTTTCTTTTTTTTCTTGTTCGTATTTGTCTTGAAGACCTAATTTAATTTTTGGGACTTCCTTTTCCGATGTCGATAACGTTTCCTTGCTCATCTTTTTGCTCCTTAGGTTTTAGCAGGTTAGAGATATCCTGTAATGTTAATTGTATGGCATGTGCCTGTCCTACTAGATACTTATATTTCTCCATGTTGTCAACCCCTCCAGCTAG